TAATTTAGTAACTTCGTCTAACTTGCGTTGTATCATTTTAGCTGCTTCATGTAATTGATCTGGCTTAGATCTCATTGTAGCCTCTTTTTTAAATTGACTATAAGCTCTTGATTCTTCTAAAGCTTCTTTCCATAGCATATCTACATCGATACCTTTCATTTGCTTACCAGCTTCTTGAGCAGTTGGTGCTTTAGTAAATCCAACGCTACCGTAAGCATCTAAGTTTTTAGAACCTTGACTATTTGTCTTTGAAGGCTCGCCAGCAAGACGTGGTGCATCTTCTTGATATTTCTTTTTAGTACCTGCAGCATACTGTTCGCCATTACCTGGAGTAAATGTAGCTCCGTTTGTAACACCACCACCTGTAGTAGAACCGCCAGCAGGAGCAGCTACCCCATCTTCGTTCATACCTTTAAATGTATCTCGTATAATTTGAATAGCTTTCTCAGGAGTTAAAACGCCTTGACGAATAGCATTCATAATAAAATCTACTAAATCCTTATCAACTCCAGTTTGGCTTATGACATTCTCTATAGATGCATTAATTTCATCTTGATCTTCCAATAAGAACTGCGTTGCGAATTGATTATTCATTATTTAGTAGCTTTTAACTCGCTGATTAATTGATAGTATTGCATTAGACCGATAAGTACTTCATCTTTAATAGATTCGTTAACAGCTATCGGTTTGATAAAATTTAACACTTCATTTAATTTAATTTGAAGTACTTTATCTTTTGTATTCTCTTTAAATCCTATAATTTCAGTTTTTACTTCTAATAATCTAGTATTCAAGTAGGTTTTTAACCTTTTAGTATCTGAAATATTATTAATATATTCTTTTAGCAAGTCTCTTTGCTCTTTAGATAGAGTAGAGTATTTTTCGTTGAACTTTTCAACTAAAATCTTATAGGCAAGTACCCTAATCTCTTTATCTTCCTTCATAAATTCCTCAACTACCTTAGAAGCTACCTTTCTTTCGGTTAAAGACTCCTTTGTAATATGTTCAAGTAAGCTTAACTTATTGGTAATGATTTGTTTAGTATCATTCATTATAGAACTTAACTGATTTTCGATAAGAGTGTATACAGAAGCGTAAACTTTGTATGTTTCTATCTTTGCTTTAAAGAAATTATCTAAGTCGTAGTGCTTTTTGATCTCTCTGATTAAGTTATACTTCTCTTTATCTAATTTTTCTCTATCTAATTTCTTAGCCTGCTCGATAATAGTACTAACTAATACTTCAGCTTTGGATTCATTAAGTTTTGGTGCATTTAACACTGTACTATACAGGTTATATTCCTTACTTAACTCTGTGTTTGTAAAGTACTTCTTAAATATTTTTACAGCTTTTGAGTCTATGTTAGACATCAGGTCAGAAGTCGATTGTCTGACGAGAAGCTCAAAAAGAACCCCCGTATTTTTGTATTTGCTATGTTTGATCATTACTTTTTAGCTTACTAATAAATATCAATGTGTTATATTAAATCTGAATCTGGTCTAATAAGGTCTTCGTTAAGAAGTTGACTTGGTTCTTCGTATAAATTCACTCTTTTTTTCTTGAAAGCTTCTAAAGTGCTCTTATTTTGCTGATATGCAGCTGTTGTTCTAGTATAATCTTCTTTTATCATCGTCTTTTCATTAGTTTCTTTCAAAGCTAATGGACTTCCACCGTGAAACTTATTTTTTAATGTATTTCCGGCTTCGCCTGTCTGTGGTTTAGACTTTAAATCGTAAATTCCCATTCTATCTCTTCCTAAAGGATCTTCTGCTGTGTTAATTAATGATACTTTCTCTTCTGGTCTGCCTGGAAGCTTGGTAGGCTCTGAAGGATTTGTTTCATCATATCCTTGAGGTACGTTATTTCCACTTAAAGGTGCTGATCCATATCCGCCATACATTGAAGCGATCTGATGAGGTGTACCGTAAGCTTGTCCTGATTCTGCTGGATCATTACCTTCTTCCTCTATTTGCTTCATTCTAAATATTCTCTTCTTATCTTCAACGATTAAATCACGATATTCATCAAACTCTTCTTCAGAGAATTGGAATAACTTGTCATAAATCCAGTCTGTAGGTAGGAAACTAGTCTCCATCATCTGTGCAGCTAGATCCATCTTCTCTTTCATCAATGCAATTCTCTCTTGCTCGTAGATAATAGATGGAGTAGTTAATGTTAATTCAAAATTAGTAAGAGATTCATCGTCATATCCATGTGCATATAAATGAACTAATGCAATCTTGGTTAATTCACTAACAACGATACGTTGAATTCTCTCAATAGTACGTGCAAAGCGAATATCCTCTGCTGCAAGTGTTGCTTTACCTGTTAAATCCTTTTCGTATCCTAAGAAAGCCTTAGGGACTTTCAATGCTGCGAATAGTTTGTTAAGAAGGTAGTTAATATCCTCAATCCCGTTATATTCCAAAGGCGGAGCATTGTCTATCCTTGTAGATTGATCATTACCACGAACAGGAATGAAGAAATCCTCAAGCATATTCTGAACGTTGTAATTTAAGTTGTATTGTCCTGTTTTAGCATCAATAAGAGGAGTTTTCTTCATCTTAGAGATCATACGCTGCATGTAATTCTCAACTTCTGCAGGAGGAATAGCTCCAACGTTAACATAGAAGATTCTTCTTTGAGGTGCACGAGTTAATCTGTGTACCATCATCGCATCTTCCATTAAAACGTATTGCTTATAGATTTTACGGCCTGGTTCTAAGTAAGAACGGCCGTAAGGTAGGTAGTTAATATCTCCGATTAGTCTCAAGTGAGCCATTTCGTAGTTATAGAACGTAATACCTAAGTCTGTATTCTGATAAGAAGTAGAATACCCTGCAGTTGCACCTAATGCAGCTGTAGGATCATACTTAAAGATTACCTCTGATGGATTTTTTGGGTTAGTACCTTCGAGTCTTACGATATTGTAAGCTGAAAATGGAATTACATTGTAAACTCCGTACTTTTCTGCTACTTCTAGCTTAAGGAAAAAATCGCCATACTTACACATATTTCTAATCCAGAACCAGAGGTTGAATTCAACGTTAAGTATGTCGTAGAAAAGGCTGTAAAGTATCTTTTGAATGTTTTCGTCTGCTGATCTAATTTGTATAACATCGCCTTGTGTGTTTTTAAGTGTACATTCGTCAGCAATAATGTCTAATGCTGAAGCAATAATTGGATCTGTGTCCATAGCCTCATAATCAGCGTAAATTTGAACACGAGTTGATTGATAGTTCTGTGCTAGGTTTAAATTAACGCCATAGGATGTAGAAGTCGTATAAATACGATTAAAACGATCGACGAGTGCATTGGTTTGAAGTACACCGTCTACTTGAATATTGTCTACGTCTACCGTTTTGAGTGATCCACCATCGTTTCTGATGATAACATCAGTAGAAAACAACCTTTTAAGGGTTGAAAAGAGGTTTCTCTGCGGTTCTTGTTTTCGTTCTTCTGCCATATCTAATAAATATCTTCGTTATAGAAGCCACGTTATGTCATCGTGGCCATTTCCCGATGGCATTTGCCATGGGTTTTGTTGATTACTGTAATTTCCTCCATTATAAACTTCAAATCCTCCTCCGCTATCTCCTCCTGTTTTAGAATAATTGTCTAAGCTAGCATAAGTCAAATCCATAGCTGTTTGTCTAAATCTAATTGCTGTATCGCGTAAAAACAACCCGATAAAGAAAGACATTACTAAGTCGTCATTGTATCCTTGTAGGGCTTGTGCTTTTGCATCGCCATCTGCTCTTCCTTTCCAGATAAACACCCTTAATTCATCTAAAAGTCTCTGAGATCTAATCACTACAGTTTTCTCTTCGATAAAAGATCTAGCTTTGTTAATTAAAAGAGGTCTGGTTCTTGAGTTGGTACCAAATCCAGGTACCATTCCGTCACCTCTATCGTATTTTGCAACGTAAAGATCGATTTGAGTACCTACAAGTTCTGATTTAGGTGAGTAATAAAGGTTAGGATATCCAATTTCTTGAATAGTAGTGACTACATCCCATCCAATATTAGCATTCTCTACTGCAAGTAAAGCACTGTTCCATTTTATACCTTCAGAGATTAGTCTACGGGCGAATTCTTTTGTAGAAACTTGATCTTTAAACTCAGCAACTTGTATCATCGTTTCAACTTCTATGACATGGAAGGCAGAAAAATCCTGTCCGTCTCCTCTCGCTACGTCTGCCATAATTAAATAAGTCTTCATAGGGTCTGGGTAATCCCAAATCCAATAAGCCTGATTCATTTCTGATCTCTCTTTTGGTTCTCTTACTGTATTAAGTTGATACCAATTTAAAGTCTCTGGTTCAATAACTGTATTACCTGAAGTAGTAAAGTCACAATCGCACTCTTGTGCAGCAGCTCTTACACCTAGGTCTTTAGTTTGCTGCTCTCGCCATTCTTGACTTCGTTCTGGATGAACTGTCCATGGTAAACTAATTGGAAGAAAATTATTTTCGCTATTTTGTGCTCTAACAAACTCTCTATGAAACCAGTTACCAACACCATTAGGTGTAGAGAGGGCAATACAGCCTCCTCCAGTTGCTAGAGTTTGTTGTGCAGCAGTAAAGATGTCTTCAATCCTATCAATGAACGCAGCCTCATCTATTACAAGTAGTGATACCGCCTCTGAACGTGCAGAATCTGTAGCTGCTGACACGGCTTTAATTTGAGAACCGTTTTTAAGTCTGAGTGAAAGTCTGTTGTGTTCTAATACCGGTAGTTGCATCCACGAAGGTAGGTTATCGTAAGCAAATCTTACCTTAGTTACCATATTCTTGGCAGTAGCTTGCGTAGTTGCAAGTACAAGAATATTTTTATCTTGCTCAAATAGCATCATCCATAAAGCAAAGGCAGAAGTTAAGGTAGAAATACCTAACTGTCTGGATTTGTTAATGATTGTAAAATCATGTCTTTGAAATAAGCGCAAGACCTTTTCCTGAAACGGATATAAATTGAAGGTCATTCTACCTCTAGTAGGATGCTGAATGGTGTAATACTTCTTCATGAAGTACACAGGGTCTTGCTTACACTTTATAAGCTCTTGCTTGATAGCATCACTTATATTTGGTCTAGCCATTGTTTATTATTTATAACCAACTAGATTGCTTCG